TCCCGTTCCCGTTCCCGTTCCCGTTCCCGTTCCCGTTCCCGTTCCCGTTCCCGTTACCATTCCTATTGATGTTATTGTTATAATTTAACGTATTATTGGAGTTAAGGTTACTGAAACTATTTCCAGTTTTCTTTTTTGGTACAGTTCTGAGTCGGATAGGTTCATGAATATTTAAACCTTTCAGACGTTTACCTATAATATCAACTAATTGTGCCTTTGTTAATTTAGGGTCCGCGTGTCTCGATACACCTACTTTTTTCGCGATTCGGCGTATAGATGCAACTTTTGTCGATGAACTGAACAATTTTTCAAAATCTAATCGCGTTAGTGGTGATTTTCTATCGTATAAAAAAGACCTATCTGAACTCATTATGAGAGGTGGTAAAGGTAATTTACCATCCTGTGTAGTCGCATAAACATCACAAATTTGACTTCGTGACAATTTAAGGTTCGCGCCTGTATTTTGTTTAATAAGTGTTTTAATATCTTTTATATTTATTGTTGGATCACAGGCATCCATATTGTTATAAACCAACAAAAAAAGTTTATAACAATATTAAGTTTCCATACCTGCTAAATATAATTTCATTTTTTCTTCGTAATTCATGTTGAAATTGAAAACGTCAACCTGACCTATATCTATATCAACAACTTTACAATTTTGTAATATATTTTGTTGTCTATTATTTAATGTAGATGCAATTAATGCTTCTGCAAACTGTTTTGGACTTTTTATATCTTCTATGAATTCTGGTTCCATTTTCATACGAATACACAAAACTTTATTTGTTTTCTTGTCAAGAAATGGTGCAGATGGTAACGTTTCTAAAGTACCGCCATCTACATATACCATTCCTTCGTATCTATACGAAGAGAATATAAACGGTATTGCTATACTCATACATAACGCATCTATGACTTTCATATCTGGGTGTGTATCTTTTGAAAAATAAACAGTTTTAGAAGTATTTACACAAAACGCTGAAATATATAACTTCTTTTCTATATCTGAAAATGTTGGGTCTGATTCAAAAATATCTACAAATTTATCACGTATAGGTTTTAAATCAACTAAACCGTATTTATTCATGAAGCATTTTATATTAAGTTTGACTAATTTATTACCTTCGAGTTCGGCTAATTTGTATAATATATCATCTATACTAAACCCTAATGCTAAGAAAACAGTTATTATGGCGCCTGCTGATGCCCCTGAATATTCTTTTATGTTATCGAGTGAATCTTCTATTGTTTTGAGGTATCCTAACATCGAAAACCCACCCATTGCACCTGGTCCAATAACCAAGTACTCCATTTTATCATTTAATAATACTGAGGAAATTGCTTTCTCAAAAGAGCGAACACGAGTGCGAACACGAGTGTGTGTACAAAGGCCGAAGAAATGCTTGTTTGACCCGACAAGAAGAGTCCTTTGGATCCTGGTGGTATATTCAAGAGAATGCCTGGACTGAGTAGAATGAAGAGTGTGGTTGTAACAATTAGGTCTGATTTCGTGAGAACGATACCCATAGCCTTGGAAATAAGAGAGAACGCGAGGAAGAATACGAGTGCGTGAAAGAGAACTGCAGTTTGACCCGTGAGACCATCTCTGAACGCGATTTTTGAACCGTTTGTTCTGAGAATAATACCTGGACTGAGTGCTAAAAAAAGCGAAGCTGGTAAAGTGACTTTTTGTGATGTGATATCTGGTAACATGTTTGTGTATATATTATAATTACAATTTAATCTAAGAACCATATTCAGAGTTGTAAAAGCAAAATTCAACAAATTCGTCATAATTTGCAAATTTTAAAATAAGATGCGACATTGCCGAATCGTATAGATACTGTTGTAGTATCCCCCACATATAACGAAGGTGGTCTTGGTGTTCTAATTCCCAATCGTTTATATGTAAAGGTTCATTTTGTTCAATAATTTCTTCGTTATCGCTATTGTAGGCTTCATTACCGTTCATAGCTTCGTATACGTATTGATTCCAAACCATTATTGTTATTTAGTCTTGTTTTTTATCCTTAATACCCGTAAGAGAAAGAGATGTAGATTCCTTTGTTGGTAAGTTATCGAGTATAACCTTTAAGCAATTTGTTGCCTGTTCTTCGTTTCCGTCAAAATATGTGGTGAGACCTTCCATGACTGAGGTTTTGTTTAAACCTTGTTTCCTGGAACTTTTCTTAACTGAAATTTTACCCTTTTTGAGGTTTATAACATCTAAACCATTATCGGTCATAGTTTTCTTGACCTGTAATTTTAAAGATTTTTCTGCCTGTACTAAAATCTTTATATCTTCTCGGGCTTCTGTAATTTGCTTGTTAAGTTCAACCAATTTAGAGACGCTGTTTGAAAGTTCTTCTGTAGGATTCCCTGACATAATGTTTTATATATAAAATACGTTTTTATTCTTTAAATAATTAATTTAACACAATGGGCGACGCATAGTATCTGGTGCTATAGTGGAGTTATTCCACACGAATGGTTCTTTAGAGTTTGGTGGATCGGCACGAACTTGTCTGTTACCGTTTCTCAAAGCGCCACCAACTGTTTCTGGGAAACCAATTTGTTGTCTTGGTTCGAGAAAGTTTTGTCCGGCGAGTACATCTTCTGGCGCGAATTCACCGAAGTCTTCCTGGGACGCAACTTCTTTTGGGAGGAGAGAGGATGCCAAACCGGTACCCGCTTTCATTTCACATTTAGCCGCTGGGGCTTCTGTAGCCGCACCTTCAACTTGTTCCTTAGCTGGTGCACTGAATTCAAATCCTTGTTCCTTGATGGAATACATAGAGGAATAGGAAGTTGTTATGTAGTAAATTGCTACCGCGATAGCGAGGGCGAGTATAACTTTTCTAACTGGGATTTTATTATATCTCTTCATCATCTTTATATATACTAAATAATTTTTTTTTATTTCGAATCTTCGACTTCAATTTCATCTTCAAACATGTATTCTTCTGGGTAAGATTCGACTGGAGATTCTTCTGTCTCTGGTTCTTCACTTTTTTCTTCGTGGATTTTTACTTGAACAAGATTCCATGATGGACCAAATGCTTTCTTCGCAAACCATATTCCTGCAAATTCCACAAATACTGAACAGTCTTTTCCTGAACAAAAGACTGAATTAGTATCGGATAATTCAACGAGTTGTTTTTCGGAATCGAAAATACGAGTTGCTTCTATAATATCTGTTGAAATATCTTCACTTTTTGTGAAAGCATTATTAATAATTTTTTCTGGAAGTTCTTTTCCGAACCACTCTTTACTATTTTCTAGAGCTGAAGAGAGAATAGACGCGTTGATCGTGTCAATTTTAGACTGATTTTCTTCTGAACAAATATCAAAAGATACTTCTCCTGTACTTACATCAACATCTGAGACTTTAACATCCGAAAGTTTAATAAAACATTTCTTATTTTCTTGTGTGAGTGCCTTAACATGGTACATACCATCTTCACCTTTGACTGGTGTACCGTAAATCATTTATATGTTACATTGGTTTCATTTCTTTAAACCAATAAATGGTATCATAGCAGATTTTTCAAGTAATGGTTTTGGAACCCATTGGTCTCTAATTGGTTTGAACCCATAAAGAGTTTCTTCCATTCTTACATTATTTATTTTTGATGGTAAAGGTCTTGGTTTATTTGGCCTGAAATTCATTTCGTTACGTACATAGTTTTGGTTTGGATTTGGTCTCCATTTCATTTTTTCCATATTAAAAACATGGTTAGATTGAGTTCGTAAATAGTTAGGAGGTGTTTTCATTTCATTATGGTTTGCTTTTAACCCGTAAAATATGTCTTTACTCAATTTTGGTTTGGATGGTGTTGTTGTTGCGAGTTTATACTTTTGTGGGTTGATATTTGTAGCTTTTTTAATTATTTGTGGACCAACCTTTGTATACGTTCGGAACGTGTGTGCAGGTTTACCAAGTTTAATACCGACCTTCTTTGCAATTGTATCCATAGAATCCGTACTCAAAATTTTCTTTTTTGACATTGTTCTTGCGAGTAAAATCATGCGTTTGCGATTCTTTTCTTTTTTAGCTGGGTCTGGTCTAAGACCTATTTTTTGCATGGTGTATATGTCTTCTATGAGATAATGCTTTGTCGGTATGCTAAGATATTTATACTTTTTTACATAAGAAAGGTTCCTATTTTGATTTGTAAATGACATGTTAGTACCACCTCTAAAATTTGCCTTTGCGACGTTATAACCAAGTTGTTTTGGTCGCATAAATGCAATATCGAGAATACCTCCAAAATTTTTATCTTCAAGTTTACCGGTTTTTGTATTAACCAATCGAAATTTCATATCTAACGTAAACAATTCAACGTCTATGAGTACATTAGACCCCCCTTTTACGTTTTTACGTTTAGGCATTAACGAGTACCTTCGCGTAACATGGTACCCCTTAGACCCTTTACCAGTTGCAGTTGCTAAACCGATATACTTCGCAACTTTATAAGCCCAATTTGTTCTGTATACAGCGCTAGCATTATTACTATAATTAAATTTGTTTTCGTTAAAATATTGATCTGTTTCTGTAATAACTTTATTTATAATTTTATAATTATCACGTTGTGCTATTTCACCCAATTTATTCCAAAG